ACAACAATTCAAGGTGGAGACACAACTATTTGTTATGGTTCTTTGAGAATATCTACTGATGAAAATAATTCAATAGATAGCACACAAGGAGACTGGACATTCGTAGAGGGTGCTGAGAACTTGTATGTTGTAAATAATAAAAATAATAAAAAATATAAACTCACTATGGAGGAGGTTTCATAATTGGCTGCATTTGATTTCCCAAATAGTCCAAGCAACGGACAGGTCTACACACTTAATGGTATTTCATGGACTTGGAACGGATCAAGTTGGAGAAGAAGTAGTGCTGTAGGTGCTCAAGGTGCTACTGGTGCACAGGGTGCACAAGGTGCTCAAGGACATCAGGGTCATCAAGGTCATCAAGGTCATCAAGGACAATCTGGAACTAATGCAGGTCAAGGTGCACAGGGAGCTCAAGGATCTCAAGGATCTCAAGGAGTCGCTGGAGCACAGGGTGCTCAAGGTGTAGCAGGTGCTCAAGGTGCTCAAGGTAATAATGGAGCACAAGGTGCTCAAGGTCATCAGGGTCATCAGGGTCATCAAGGACAATCTGGATCTAATGCAGGTCAAGGTGCACAGGGTGCTCAAGGTCATCAAGGTGCATCAGGTGCACAAGGTAATCAAGGACAAACTGGTGTGGGTGGTACGCCAGGTGCTCAAGGTGCTCAAGGACAAGCAGGAAATGCAACTACTGGAGCACAGGGTAATCAAGGATCTGCTGGTGCTCAAGGAGCACAAGGATTTCAAGGAACTCTAGGTTCAACAGGTATTCCACCAGGTACTATTACAATGTATGGTGGAAGTTCAGCTCCTTCTGGTTGGCAGATATGTAATGGTGGATCAGCATCTACATCTGCATTACAATCAGTCGTCGGATCAAATGTTCCTGATTTAAGAGATAGGTTTGTTATAGGTGCAGGTAGTAGTTACAGTGTTGGTGCTCAAGGAGGTAGTGCGAACGCCATAATTGTATCTCACTCTCACGGTGCAGGTACATACTCAGCAGTAGCTAACGGTGCTCATACTCACTCATTTGATGCTCATTTCAGCAGCACCACATTGGATAATGATGAAGGTAACTCAACAATATATCCAAATCTATCATCATCAACCACAGCTAGCGATGGTTCACACACACACTCACTTAGTGGTTCCTCTAGCACTGAAGGTTCATCAGGAACTAATGCAAATTTACCACCATATTGGGCTTTGATTTACATTATCAAGACTTAATGTGATATAATATAATTAATTCTATTTTTTTATGGATATACTTGATAGACCAAAAGGTCTGATAAAAGATTTTATATATGTGAAGGATAATTCTTTATCCAAATCTTTTTGTGATGAGGTAATAAAAAAGTTTGATAAAGATCCAAGACAGAGAGATGGTATTATCGGTAAAGATACTAATCAAAGAGTTGATAAGAGTATTAAAGACACAAAAGATATTCATATATCATCAACTGAAGGATGGGAAAAAGAAGATACGATATTTTTTGAGTCTCTTAAATTAGGATTAGAAGAATATATTGAGTATCTTACAAATTTAAATGACTGTTGTAAAAGTTATCCCAATCCAACATTTGGTACAAATGATACAGGGTATAAAGTTCAAAAGTATGAACCTGGTGGATGTTATCACTGGCATCATGATTGGTCAATGTCTTCAGAACCAGTTGCATCTAGAGTATTCACATTTATGTGGTATCTGAATACGATTGAAGAGAAGGATGAGGGGTATACAGAATTTGCTGATGGAACTAAAATACAACCTATTGCAGGTAGACTCATTTTCTTTCCAGCAACTTGGACATTCTTACATCGTGGATACCCACCAAAGGTAAAAAAATATCTTTGCAATGGGTGGATACATTCTAGTCCGTAATAAATAAAAATATGGCAGGTATAAATTTTCCATCTAATCCTAGCGTAGGTCAACAATATTCTGAATTTGGTGTTGTATGGACTTGGAATGGATCTTCATGGAGAAAAATAAGTAGAACTGCTGTTCAGGGTGCACAGGGAAATTCAGGTAGTACAGGTGCACAAGGACCTATTGGAAACACAGGTGCACAGGGTGCTCAAGGTGTTCAAGGAAATCAAGGTTCAGGTGGTATACAAGGTGCTCAAGGTGCTCAAGGTGCTCAAGGTAATCAAGGTGTTGCAGGTACACAAGGTGCTACTGGTACACAGGGAGCACAAGGTACACAAGGAAATATTGGTGTTGGAAGCATAACGACTTCTACTGGTGCTCCATCAAATCCTAATGAAGGAGATTTGTGGTGGGATACTGATGATGCGGTTTTGTTAGTTTACTATAATGACGGTGATAGTAGTCAGTGGGTGTCAATTAACACAGGGGTCAGAGGGGCACAAGGTTCTCAAGGTTTTCAAGGTGCACAGGGTGCACAGGGATCACAGGGATCACAGGGTGTTCAAGGATCACAAGGATCACAAGGATCACAAGGTAATAATGGTGCTCAAGGTGCTCAAGGACATCAGGGTCATCAAGGACAAGCTGGAACTAATGCAGGTCAAGGTGCTCAAGGTGCTCAAGGTGCTAATGGTGCACAAGGAAATGCTGGTGCTCAAGGTGCACAAGGTTCAGCAGGTGCTCAAGGTGCTCAAGGAGCTGCTGGTGCTCAAGGAGCTGCTGGTGCTCAAGGAGCCGCAGGTGCACAAGGTGCACAAGGTCATCAGGGACATCAAGGACATCAAGGACAAGCTGGAACTAATGCAGGTCAAGGTGCTCAAGGTGCTCAAGGACATCAGGGTCATCAAGGTAATCAAGGTAATCAAGGGCAAGGTGGTTCAGGTGGTACACCAGGTGCTCAGGGTGCTCAAGGTAATCAAGGATATCAGGGTTCTGGTGGTGGACAAGGTGCTCAAGGTAATAATGGTGCTCAAGGTGCACAAGGACAATCGGGAAATGCCACAACTGGTGCTCAAGGAAATCAGGGATATCAAGGTGCAGCAGGTGCTCAAGGTAATCAAGGAAACGTAGGAACCACTGGAACTGTATTCACTTCTGGAACAAGAATGTTATTCCAACAATCAACAGCACCAACTGGATGGACAAAAGACACCACTCGAAATGACCGAGCATTAAGAATTGTATCTGGAAGTGTTAGTGATGGTGGTACTGATACATTTTCAAGTAGATTCAATAGCGTAGTAAACACAGGTAATGGTTCAGTTCAAGGACACATATTATCACAAGCAGAAATGCCTAGTCATTACCACTACGCATTTAGATCAGGAAATCATGGTCAAAATCGTACTGGTTCAAATATGAGTTCTAACAACTATCCTGGTTCTGGTTCTGGTGCTTCCAACCTTTATGAAGGTTACAATATCTCTGCTGCTGGTTCTGTACCAGACATTGGTAGAACATCTTCACATATAGTTTCTACTGGTGCATCTGCTGATCAATCTCACGGTCACGGATTTACAAATCCCAACTTTAATTTGACTGTTTTGTATACAGATGTTATAATAGCTCAGAAGAATTAATTATGAAACTTGAACAGGGAAAATTTTGCCCACTTATAGGTGAGGATTGTCTGGAATTGAAATGCTCTTGGTTTACTCAGATCAGAGGAACTCATCCTCAAACTGGTCAGGAGATAGATGAATGGGGATGTGCAGTTAATTGGATACCAACTTTATTAATTGAAAATTCTCAACAACAGAGACAAACAGGTGCTGCTGTAGAATCATTTAGAAATGAAACTTTGAATAGAATATCACAGACAATTAGTATGAAAACAATTAACGAATTAGAGGGAGATCGTGACCTTTAATCAAATAATCAATCCTCCAGAAGTTTTCTTAAACGAAGACTTTATCGGAGTATGGGATAATGTTATAGAAGATGATTTTTGTGATTTTATCAAAAAAACTCTTGATGAATCAACTCAAATTATTCCAAGAAGTCATAGCAGTGTTAAAGACACTCAATTAGACATAGCAGCATTTAATCCATCCATAGCTGCTCATATCATGTGTGCAGTCAGAGAATGTTTACTTGAATATCTTGAGTGGTATCCATATTTAAAAAATTTTAATTACCATAGTACCACTTGTTTATTACAAAAGACAGAACCAACAGAGGGATATCACGACTGGCACTCAGAGTCAAATAATATTGCTTGTGCTAACAGAACTTTAGTCTGGTCTGTATATTTCAATAATATAAATGACAGTGGTGAAACAGAATTTTTGTATCAAAAAAGAAAAGTGAAACCAAAAGCAGGTAGGATATTAATTTTTCCTGGTTCTTTTACCCACTTACATCGAGGTAATCCACCTTATGAAGCAAAATATATCGCTACTGGTTGGCTTGTTAGTAATGATAGGGGTGCTCCAACTACCCTAATATAGTATAAATATCTAAAAATTATTTAATGGATCCTGATTACTCGTTAATTAAAGAAAGTTATGGAACTGATTATGTCGGTGCTCTTCGTCATATGAGAGATATCTTGTTGAAAGATAGTGACTGGACACAATTTACAGACTCACCTTTGTCTGACTCAAAGAAAACTGAGTGGAAAACTTATAGACAAAATTTAAGAGATTTACCAGCGACAGAATCAGACCCAGAAAACGCAACTTTTCCTACTAAACCATCTTTATGAGTTACCCTGACGAATTTTTAGAGAATATAACAATAGATGTTTGTAAGAGAACTTTTATGTTACACAGTGATGATGGTCAGAAAAGAAAAGTTAAATGTGATACAACACAACAGTTTATGGATGTTTTGGAATTAATCAATAATTCAGCAGATCCAAGAATCGTTGAATATGCTGATATTTCAACTACGGAAGACTGATTCCTGACTAACTAAATAGATCATAGAATAATATATTGGCAATCATAAGACAATGCCCCTTAAT